CTTTAGATATAATAGTACTCTTAGCTAAACTACTATTGGGAATACTTGCTAGTGCAGTAACACCTGTAGAGCTATTATAAGTAACACCTGTTGCTGTAGTTGCGCTAAGTTGATCTCGGATTTCAAGATCGGTTAATGTAATAAGTCCCGTAGTACTATTATAATCTAGGTTGCCTCCTGTTACTGAAATTGCGGCTCTTGATCTAGCGTCTGTATAGTACATAGTGCCACTGGTAAGTGTTGCATTAGAGTCTTCTTGAACATTTACTGTGGATATGTTTGCCTCGGTGCTAGCCGTAGCAACAAGCCCGTCAATTATTGTAATATAGCCTGTTTCTAATGTAGTAGTTCTGGTGTCTAAGTCACTAAAGTTACCGTCCATTTCTGTATGGGTTAGGGGAACGCTTAGACTACTTCGTAATATAATTGCCATTAATTTTCCATCTCACTACTATTACTATATTTATCGTGGTGTTTAATAATATATTTCATCCTATAATTCTAAATCTTCAACATAAAATTCTGCTACGTATCCGTCTATCATGAACCTTGGATTCTCTAGTTCTTGAAGATAGTTAGGAACAAACGTTTCAGAAGCCTTGAGGAACTTAGCATTTGAGCTTAACGAGCTTTGCAACCCAGATCCGTTTGCTGCGGTTGATGAACCAACTGTATACCATGTTTGTGTATGTGTATTAGATTGCGGCAACTTCTGTGCATCAGTTGTATCGTATACCTCTGTACCAGCTCTATGGCGACTAGCAAATCGTGTTCCATTTGTAGCACGTCTAATCTGAGTAATATAGTTTTCTTCGTAACTAATCTGCCAGTATATAATTCTTTCATTACCAACATATACTACACCTGGAATGTCTGAATCAGTGCTTGGCTGAGGAAGTTTGCTAGTATCTTTAAGATAAATCTTAGTATCAGTTGGTAGAAGATCTGCGGTTAGTCTAGTAGCGCCATCTGCTGATATTCTAAAGTATTCATAATTGCCCAACATGTTGTTAATCATTCTGTAGCCAATTGTTGGCTCAATAGTTTTTTCACTAAAGTGTGTTACAATAATTTCACTTGATCCGCCTACTGTTTGGTTTAGTAAGTCAATCTTTCCAGTATTGCTAACGGCATACTCACCAGCATGCAGTCTTACTCCATCTAAGGTAATCCACAAGTTATCAGTATTTGTTGGAACACGATCCATTCCATATTTGCTTATTGCATTACCGCCTACTGCTAGCCTATCAAAAGAGGCACTATCGAATGCTACTTGATCAAATCCATCAATTTCTTGTGTAACTTCTGAGCCTTTTCCAATGTATACCTTGGTTTGTATACGTAGAGGATCATAGTTATTAAAGCTAGTAACACGAAGTTTATCATTAGCACTAAAACTTACACTACTATTAAGTCTAATTGTGTTTGCACTGCTATCAATAAAGTATTCGTTAGCATTGCTAACTGACACTACTAGTGTATCATTTGAAAAACTATAAGGATCTAATAAGTTTACTCTATGAAACAAGGTGCTATCAGTATCTTCTATAATGGATATAGTATAGTCTTGTATATTAATCAGATTATGTGTAATATTCGTGGCCGCATCAATCCTTGAAACTGCAATATCCCCTGTAGATACGTTTGTCACAGTCTCTCCAGCAGTTACTGGTGTTCTAAATGCTGTAGTTGACCCATCTAATATATAATGTCTTGCATTAGCAGGACGTAATCTATGCCCGTTTAGTTCAACAATTACATTACCAGTTATTGCGTTGCTAAACCCTGGATCAAATGAGTCTGTTAAACTATAAACTAAAGAACTGCCATCTAGCGTAATCTCTTGTGATTCGCCAAACGTAAACGCTGATTTATCTGTATCCCTGCTACTAATAATAACATGAATTAGTGACCCGTCACTGCTAACATCGGAAGTTGTAAGTATGGATCTACCAGGAGATCCCTCAGTAATAGTGTGCTCAACACTTACCCCATCCCTAAGTACTAAACTTTGTGTATATCTGCTAAAGTTAATACCCATGGTAAATGCAAGAGTGCTACCATCTCCAATAAATGATTGTTCAAAAGTAATTTTTTCACCAGTAACTCCATAACCATAAATGTAGATATTGGTGTTAGCTGTTGGTACTGTATTAAGCGTTATTGTCCTATATTCATAATCAACAGTAAAGTCATATGATCTGGTTGCGCCAACGTACACTATTAAGAAGTCAACTTGTTCACGTTGCGCTGTTCCAGCATATGAGAACTGTTTTTCTATTCCGTCAGCAGTATAAGATCTAGAAACTGTAGTAAAGCTATTTCCGTCTCCTGCAAAATCATCACTTGGATCGGTGTATACTTCCATGTCTAAGTTATCAAACACAATACCAGGAACTACTTCTTCCGGAGCATGACTTGCATATATGTCAACAAAGCCGCCGCCATCAATATTAATATCTTCAGGCCGTGTGCCAAGTGCAACGTCTGTAAACACACTAGAAATAGTAGTGTCAAATGCATTAGATCCACCTAAAACTGCTAGGCCGTCTCCATCAACTTCAAAGTCATCAAAGCCTAAGTTGTCAAAACTTGCATCATCAAATCCTGGCTCTCTATCAAATCCTATACCAGAAACTTTATTGCCTTCATAGCCTGTGCCTGTTTGAAGTAAAGCTAAATCGTCGCCAACCATGCCTTCTGTGGGAGCATAATAGGCTGCAATTCTATCCGCAGCACTTGCTAGATTAGCGTCAGCATATACCACAAGAGCAACTGCGCCTGTAGTATCTTCAACAGTGAATGTTGTGCCACTGGTAAATCCGCCTGATGCGTCAACTTGATATACATCTTGCTTTTTAGTATTAGTATTATAGTAAGAGATTAAGTCTAAATAATCGTATGACGTAGATGCAGCCCAGTCTTTAACGGTAGAGCTATATGTAATTCTGTCAAACTTAATTGTTGTATCAAAGTCTCTTATCGTGTCGTTTTTAATCCTTGGTAGCAATACCAATCCAGTGCCATTGCTGTTAACTGAACTGGCAATAGTTGGAATTTTAGTATATCCACTGCCTTTATTAGTGACAGTTACACGAACAATACTATCACCATTGGTAACCGCTGTTACAACTGCCTGAGTTCCTGTTGTTAAATCAGGAGCACTAACTGTAATAACTGGATTATCAGTAAATCCTGTTCCTGCGTTGTGCAATACAACACTATCTAAATAATAACTATAATTTTCTGACCAAGGCGTATCAACTGTGCCAGTTACACTTCTAGAAACATCATCACCGGCATAGTCGCCGCTGTATTTTCTAAAGTGTCCATTGGTGCTGTCGTAGAATGCATGTAAATCAAAATCAGTAACGTCACCTTGGAATTTGTCATCACCGTCATACTTTGCAGTATACTCACGGATGTTAGTGTGGTAAGGTTTTACTTCGTTAATATACTCTTCAATAAACGTTGAGTTATCAAGTTGATAAGTTGGATACTGGTTTAAATCTCTAACTTTATGTAATACTTTTAAGAAACTAGTTTTTAGAACCCAATCTGTACCGCTTGCGTGTAACTCTTGCATAGCAAACTCTGTCATTCTAAAGAATAATTCGTTACGCTTGTTTGCTAGTTCATCTTTAAAGATGTCATTAAAGATTGCAGTTGCAATATTTCTAACTTCCTGGTGTGGAACTCTGTCAAACTTTTCAAAGTCATAGACACCGCTGTCAAATCCAATGTAACTACCGCTTGCTGCATTAGCAAAGTCATACAATGTACTCTTTAGTTCAACAGTTCCTTTTTCAATAATAACTTCTTGCCAAGTGCCAGTATCCCCTAGGCTAAAGAAGCTAAAGTTACCATCGTCGTTGCTTCGAACCTTGGCAGTTTCTCCTGACACTGCTTTAGTAAGTGTTAACAAGTCTGGTTCAGTTGCTACTGTGTAAGTTGGAATAGTGGTACTATCAAAATTAGTTGCATACCAGTTTGCATAATTCCAATACCTAGCTGTATTATATGCCTGAACTTGTAATAAGAACCAATATTTAATTCCAGTACTAGTTGCTCTAAGTTCGTAAATAGCCCAATCATCGCCTATTGTACTGTCTGACTCAACTATTACTTTATATCCTACTGCAAAGGTAAACAAGTTCAAGTAATCTCTAGTAGTAATATCTGCTACCTTCTTATCCCATGCGCCACTTGCCTTCGTTGGTTGGGGATCACTTAGGAATAGTGTATCTAATGTATATTGTCTTGCAATAGGAGTTGCTTTGAAAGCTGTATTGCAGTAATCAATAAATGTCTTTAGTGCCTGTTGCCTGTCATCAAATAATGTTTGACGCGGCCGTATACTAATACCATATTTCTCGCCATCACTAAGAGTTGGGTCTGGAACAATCGCACCAGTTACGTCTGAACCAGATAGACTGTCGATAATCTTGCTTTGTATTCTAGCAGGGATTGCTTGCCCTGGGTCGCCTTCGCTAACTAGGTCAAACTCTGAATGTACTATGCCTTCGTTCTTAACAACGTCATAGTTGATGCTTAATATAGTATCTTTGTCTGAAAAACTATTTGTTAGGTTATTAAGGACAACAGTATTCTGTGCTACAATACTTAGGTACTTACTTCCTGTTGAAATGGGATTTTCAATAAGTTGTCTAACACTTTCAGTGCTAAGTTGTCTGCGTTCATCACTAGGGAATGTGTTAACGCCAGTTACCCAGTAATAATACCGTATTGCAGTTGAGTTTGTAGTACTATTATAGTATGGAGCAGTACAATAGTTACTGTCGTCTTGGAACTTAGGTGTTCCTAATAGTCCACTACTAATGTGTTCACTTGGTAATACATCAGTTTCTACCCATTCGTAAATGTCAATGCTTGATCCTGGGAAGAACTGGTTCCAATGCTGGACGCGATAATCAATGTCGCCTTGCTCGTATTCAATAACTCTACAAGTAGATAGGTCCCACCAAACTCTGCCAATTTTCTCATTGTTCCATCCGCCTGTTTCAGAGAATGTAACACTATCCCGAGTTGTGCTAATATTGTATGTCGCTGGGTCAATTGGTAGAATATAATCAAGTTCTTGTTGTGCAAGGCCTGGTAATTTGTTTTTAAATATATCAACAGTGTCGACAAAATCAATAATTTGATTGTTTGTTTTGTCGTAAGTTACAATACGGTTAATAACTTCAGGATCTACTTTAGGAGTCTGCACACGGGTCTTTTCCCACGACAATGTATTTGTAGTGTTTTCAAAGTAGTAAAAACTACCTGCATTTGTTAACCACTCGTTGTCTGCAGGACTACCAACTAGTAACCTTCCTCGGTTAATTGCTAAACTTCCTCCAAACTGATCTAGTTCATTAATCTTTGTGTTTTGCATCTGTTGTCCAAACGCAAACTTAGGTGGATTAGTTATGCTTTTTACTGTTCCTGGAGATACACTGCTATCTAACAAATCGTATATGTAAGCAGCTCCACTTTGTGATACTTTATCAATATATTTGGTACTGTTAGCATCAAATGTAGTTGTAAACTCGTCATGTGTTGCGCTATTTGTATCTGTGTCGCGGTCTAATCCCATGCGTAGTTGTGTGCTAGCACGGTCACTGCTAATTACTAATCGTTGCTCGCCAACAGAATCAAGCGGAATATATTTGTCAAATTCAAGCACTCTACCAAAGTTTTCGTTCTCTGCAAGTAGCGGATGATTTAGTTTTTGTGTAAACTTAAATGGCTCTATTTCTGCTCGGGCACGGAACGTATCTCCAGTTCCAGGACGTACTTTAAGTATTTTGTTAGCAACTCCAGCACTGCCAGTAATTAACAAATTAGTTGTGCCAATTGTTTCAGCAACTATAGTAGTAAGATTTAAATTATTAATGTCATCTACTAATCCAGTTGAATCAGCACTAGTGTTTAAAGTAATTCTTACTTCAAAATCATCAATAAACACAGAGTCGTTTTGCACAGCAAACGTACCAACGTTTGAGTTCTGTGTAGTAACACTACCAAAACGTAGCCCTTCGTCAATAAAGATGCTTGCCGAGCCTGTATTAGGATTAAGTTCATCTTCGCCTGGGCCGCCAACAGCAACAATAGCACCGTATGCATCAATACTTACATCAAAACCAAAGTTTTCGCTGTCTGTTGGTTCGTTGCTAGTACTAAGTTGATTTAATAGTTGTATTTCAGCAAAAACTCCAGTATATACTTTAACTATACTACCGCTTGCTGGAACATACCTAAATGATATTGTATTACTACTAACTGTGTAGCGGTTTGTACTACTATCAGTATCAAATCCACCAAATCTTCCGTCAGTAAGTGTTTGTAAAACTCCGTCAACTTCAACATAAAACTGTTCAGGTAGTGTATTTGTTGTGGTGAACGCAACCGCTGTTCCATCAGCAGTAAATTTTTCTGCAATGTGGTGGAACAAATAAGCCTCACCAGCATCAGTAATACTTGCTGAACTTGAGTTTGCTACTTCTGCATATGGAGCGCCAACTACTAGTGTATCGCCAGCAGTATCACAATCAATGCTAAATCCAAATTGATCACCTGTTGCTGAACTGCTACCAGTAATAGTATCTACTAACACGTAATGAGTGCCTTGTCTTACAACAACTTTTAGTCCATTGGCAGGAGCAGTAGTAAATGTTAGCACTGCACCATTAATATTGTAATCTTTGTATGGCACATATTCTTTAGAATTTTCATCAACAACATGAAGACTGTATACACTACTTGGTGTCCACGTTAGTGTAAAGGCTGTTGCTGAACCGGCAGTGCCGGTTACAGTTTGTACCTCTTCATCAACAGTAGCAATAACTGTCTGTGCAAAGCAATAAACAGTATTTTCGCCAGGTGCTGAGACAAACAAGTATCTGTCATCCTTGCTCATAGCTAAATTAAAGCCAAACTTAGGTGAATTATTACTGTGTGGCCCAATACCTAAACATTGTTTTGGATCGTAAATTCCATTAGATGCTCTTTGATATACTATCACAAGTCCGTCGCTACTAACGCTATCTGGAGCACCAAAGGCTGCCCACGTCTTGCCTGCTGCACTGGCTGTACCAAACCCAGATACGTCGTTTGCAATCGTAGCTGGCGCTAGTGTAGACCCAGGATTATAAATGCCTGTATCATCTTTGAGATATGGATAAACAGCACCATTACTTTGATTTGGAGCACCAGAGAAAACACTTAGTGAGTCGTCTGATATTGCTAGACTAGATCCGTTATTAGAGCTGCCGGAGCTATCAATGTTAAAAATTAACTTGTTAAAATCCCAGGGCTCTTGTTTTTTAAAAGCCGCCCAAAGTTGTTTTTCATCATAGTCTACCCATACAACTTCGTCCTCGTCCCATCCAAAAAGTGGAGTGGTATCTGCAATGCTTGCTATGGTTTGAAAACGTGAACTTACTAGTTTAAAGATTGGCAATCTTAAATTAGTAATGTCATCAATCTCATTTTCACCAACACTAATGTTAAAAGTGCGTGGTGAATCAACACTATCAACAGTTTTAAACCCGCCAACGATCCCATTGTTTGTCTTAATTAGGACTATATCATCTTTAATAAGACCGTGATTTGCTGTAGCAGTTAACGTAATGAATCCGGTTGCTCCTTGTGCTACTTCACTGATCTCTACGCCTACTTCTGTAACTCTGTATACGTTCCAATCAAAGTCGTTTTTAGCTGTCCAAATAGTTGTGCCGCGTCCAATCCTATCAATGTCAATGTTAAGTTCTGCAATGTTGTTTAGATCAAACAGTGTATAACTTACATCATCTAGTCTTGGATGACCAGCGCCAACAATGTCTTTTTTCTTAACATTTGCATCTCTAGTAAAGAAGATATTTTTGCTGAAGTTATTGGGTAACTTATGTATATCTTTCTTTTTAAATGTGTAGTAGTTTGAATCTGCCGTGTCGCCGCTATCTAATAGTTGAACCACTGATTGATTTTCTTGGACACGGGCTTCGTCAATAATAAGGTCAATAACCTGATTACTATCAATGCTACCGTATTCACCAACACGGAATCCCCATTCTTCGTAGAAGTTAATTTCTTGATCTAAGTTAGTTAAATTAGCACCAATCAACTTATCAATAACGTTAGGCGTTCCTTTAGTCTTGATCATTCCTTGATAAAACTTAACTTGGCTAACATCATCTAACCCAAGCTGGTCTAAATAATCTCTTTTTCTAAATCCAATCTGTCCTTTTGCAGCGGCATCAGTGGCATTTTCTAGGTTAGATTCATTAAAGTCATAAAACTTATTAAATCTATCAACTTTTTGTGTTATGTTTGGCAACATTCCGGTTTTCATATTATCCACTGGACGCCAGTTGTTGAAATCAAACCTAGGTTTACCTTCATGATTATCTCTAGCAACATAGAGTTTGTTGTTGTGGATTATTATGTCAGCTTTTTTGTAGTCAGTGTTCTGTGTCCAAACATTAAACTCATTCTTGTTGATAATAAACCCAGGAGCATGCAACGTACCGTTCCAACTTCCTGATTTATATCCAACGAACTTTACTCGTGCCTGTCTATTTCCTAGTTCAGGCTGATAAATTACATCATTAAAGATAGTCGTGTTATCTAATATAATATAATGCTCGTATTGAATTGGATCAACTTGGGCTGCATACAAATAGTTCTTGCTGTCATCAACAGTAATAGTAGTTGTGTTGTCTATTCTTTCTACATTGTATTGTGTAGGGCGGATTGCTTTACTGTCAGTATTTTTAAGTGACCCAGTTTTGCTTAAATCATCTATAGTTGTAAGAGCTCTATCAATTACTAGTGTTTCGTATGCCGGACTTGCGCCAAACACTGAGTTATTACCCCAGCCTTGTTGTGTCCAGAATAAGAATTCAGAAACTGTATTTTCAAAATCAACAGTTTTGCCATCACTATTAACAGTATCAAACTTAAATCCTTTTACTTTTAAGTACCTCGCATACGCAATTAGGAAATCACAAACTTGTTGAACACTTGTAATTACGCTACCATAAGGAACGCTAGTAATATAGTTTTGACTATCACCGTAAATTATTGCACTGCTGCTACCAACAGTTATAATGCTTTTCTTGTCGCTTCGGACACTAGGAACAATCTTAAAGAATGGATTTTTTGTATCATATCCACGAATCTCGTAACCATTGGCTCGTTTAATAATGCTAACACCACTGTAAAATACTCTCTCCAATGGGGTGCTCTTATTAAGATAAACGCTCATGTTTTCATCTGGGATAAAGATATTGTTACCAGTACTGCTAGGACTAGTAGATTCGATAATCATTTTAGATAACGTTAAGTCAGTAAATCCGCCAACAGCGTACATCAATTTAAGTTTTAAATTTTGAACAGTTGATCTTAATTCAACAAGATTTAAACTAGTGTATTGGTAGAAGTTAGCCATAAACTGATTATAGCCTTCTACTCTGTCAATAACTGTAGAGTTTGTTCTTGTTACTCCGTTAATTGTTAAGTCTGCAATATTAGGTCTATAACTCTTGTAACGACGCAACACCTGATCATATTCTTTGTTGTACTCTAGTAAGTTTGTGTCCCATAGCAATGACATATATTTCGCTGGACGTTTCAGTGCAGCAATAATTTGTATTGCAAAAGGCCATTCACTGCTACGTTTCCAAGCAGTTTCAACAGGAGCATGATCGCCAATTCTCCAACTTCCTTCTGTATTGGTGGACAATGCGCCTTGCACTAAGAATTGATTAGGAGCAAGTAGTTGTCCTTGGTCGTCGGTTGGAATATAATTATAATCATTAGTTGCCAAACCTGGGCGAACACGGTATGGATCAATGGTATAGGTTGAAGACCTTAATGCTCCGTTATAAATTCTACCAAATTCTAAATCTTCCCATAAAACACGGTTGCCGCGGGTATAAGGAGCGGCGCCATATCGTTGGTCCCACCAATCAGGTTTTTCAGAAATTCCAAGTAATTCCCATGGAGTTAAATGCGGAGTTTCTGTGTCATATAGCCACTCGTAAATACCTCTCCAATAACCTGGCATCTTTGATCCAACGTCAACAGTTAGAGCACCGCTGTAATTCCAAGTAAAAGAGTTATTCGAATCATGTATATCATTGTTAGCGGTATCTAATGCATTCTTATGTGACCAACTTGACATGTATTGTGTATATATCTGTGTAGTTTGTTCTAGATCAGTGTAGCTGCTTCTAAAGTACCCAGGCAATACTTCAGCAAGGTCAAAGGTAGTAGAATCATATTGAGTTTTTATGTTGTTATACACACGCTTTTCAAACTCAATTAATATGTTATCTCTGCGATCTTTATACGCAATCCAGCGACTACCGTCGTGTCCCAGTATTACCGGAGTATAGTTTGAATACTCTGCATAAGCATCACTGTCTACTGCGCCGTGGTTCGCTGCAGAACTTGGCATATAGAACAGTCTGTCACTGCCTACAAATCTGTGAGCATGCGCTGCGCTGCCTACGTCGGCCGCCTGTGCCGCGGCTTTTGTTGTGTACAATGGATAGAACCATCCGCTAACACCTTGCGCTTTTTGTGTAAATCTTGAATCCGCTGTACCGTAAATCTTAAATGGTCCAGTGCCTGTACTAGCACCAGTTTGATATGTATCATCAAGAGTAATCGCTGGTTGGAATTTAGAATATAATCCTAGTTTAGTTGGGGTTGGCGGAATAAAACTGCCGTCTGTATTCGAGTATTCAACTATTTCAATAATATTGCCAACTGATAAGGCAACTGCTGAATTTAAAGTAATCGCTGGTTCTATAGAATCAAACGTGTAATCAAGACCTTCTGTCAACTGAATTTTATCTGCATTGCTTCCCGTTAGGTAAACGATAACTCCGCGATTACTAATTTCTGTTAAATCAAATTGAGTAGTAAATTCAAATACTCGTTCAGTTGTTTGATCAAGCGTTATCGTTGTTGTAGTTTTTTGACTTCCCCAGGGTAACATGTCGGAATAGTAAAATGGAAAATCACTAGTTTTTGCACCAGACATAAATGTTAGGATAGTATCTAGCGCAGTGTCTGGGTTTCTTAGATCAATGTCAAGTTTGTTAATATTATCAACTAACCTATTCTTAAATCTAGTATATTCTTCCATACTAAATCTTAATGATTCAATTAAACTATTATTTTCTTGACCAAGCAGGAAGTGTGGAAGTGTAACACCAGCACTATGCTGTTGGATCTTTCCAGGATATTTCTTGTAGTCAAGATCTCTGGCATTATTAGTGCCAAGGCTCTTTCCAATTAACGTTGGTATCTCTCTAGTAATTTGGACAAAGTGGTTGCGTAACTGTCCTAGAGTTAACTGTTTAAAGTCGTCATTATTAGCATTATTCTCAAGGTTTGAAGGAGTTTCATAAAACGCTAATGGATTCACTGTTTCGCTATAAGCTCTAATAAGAACAATATCATCTTGTGTCAATGCTGCTACAAAACTAACATAGTACTTGTCATTAGTTGTTAGTTGGACATACTTGCTAGTAGTTTGGAACGCACCGTTAACAAATACCTGTAGTGTTACTTGGTTAGTATCTATTTTGGGCATTGCGCCAATTTCAAAACTGTATAGTTCAGAATCAACAGTGTACTGAACTTGTTGCCATTGTCTGCTTTCGCTTAATACTTTTGTCCAGCCATTCTTTAATTCTTTAGTAACTACACCATCAAGCTCAGTATTTTTGTGAATGTGTCCGCTTCTAATGATAACATCGACAGCACCAACATTATCTTTTGTATATGTAAACTTGTCGTTAACATAATTGTTTTCAAAAAGTATGTCGCCCACGTTATTGATATTTCTATAACTTAATCCGAAGCCTAATACGGTATCAGCACTAGCATTGGTATTTCTCTTGTAGCTGAATAATTTATTTCCAAGAAATACTGTACTTGGATATTTTGTTGTATCGCCAAAACTAACATTCTGTGGGTCAAGCACGTCAAACAATGGCTCTTGGTTAATTTTTGTTTTTTGTTGGCCAAGTGTCCAGGTGTCTGTCAAACTAGTATAGTAAAACACTTTGCCTTGATTCGATGTGCCTGTGTTACTAAGCAAACAATCACCGTCTTTAACCGTAGCAATTTTTGTTAGGTTAATAATTGGGTCAGTTGCTAAATTACTATCTTGGTCAATGTAACTAACTTGGTAGATATTTTGCTTAATATCTGGATCAGCCGTAAAGCATATAGTTACCCCTGGAGTTAAATTAATACCATCTGAGAAGTATCCATTTTTTCCATTAACATTACTAAACGCATCTGTTTCTGTAGTGTCAATCACATTTACAGGAGATTGACTAGTAGTTCCCATGTTAAAGAGTTGTAAGCCAGCATCAAATTCAATTATAGGACGTTTTGCTCTTGATGTATCATCAATTACTAGAGTAAAGTTATTATACCTTGCTGTATCAGTAATTACTGAGCGATGGAACCATCTATTTCCGCGACTCCAAGCATTGTTGTCTAGGCTTGCACGGTTACTAATAATATAATCCTGTAACGTTGGGCTATTTAACGAGGCTTCATATCCCCCAACATCAAAGTTCTGTGAATCGTAAGGTTCATTTTCAGTTACAGCATATGTTTCTGGTGTAGATAATAATGTCTCAGCAACTAGTTTGATACTAGTTCCAACACCTTCTACGTAAAAAACGGCATTTTGAAAAGTGGTTGGAGTAACACTTGTATCAAATTCAACTTTAAGCCCATTCGTAAATACTACGCCGTTGGGGCTAGTGTACGTTTCTTTAGATATAATTTCCTGATCAACGTCGATACTTACACTTACGCCTTGGTCAACAAGGACAATTTTACCATTTCTATTTGTATCTGTGCTGTCTTGATAAAAGAACTCAGATTGGCTAGCAGTAATAGGTGGAATTAATTCAAGTTGTCCACTTGCGTTTTTCCAAAGTTGCTTGTTACCATAAACATTACCCTGTTTAACTTTTACTTTGTTGCCAGCTGTAATATCTTTAAGATGTGATAAAACAATAGTATCAGTACCCTCGACCGCGCTAATTGTGATATTAAAAACACTGTATCTCTCAACAACCGTTAGTCCTGGCCAATCTGTCTCATCTAAACTTTGGTTAGCAAAAACTAGTGTCTTTCCATCAATTTCAGTTAACCCATCAATACCGGTTGGGTAGGCGGCTAGGAAAACACTCAGTGCTTGGTTGTGTACATTTTTGTATGATAAGTCTGTTGCAAGATCAACGTCTGCGTCAACAGTCATACTTGTAAAGTTATTTTGATCATCAGCTTGAGGAACGCGCCAAGTAACAGTTCCAACGTCTTCGCCGTTATTAACTATACCAACTACGTCACGGGTGCTGATGTTTGTTTGTGATTTGCTTACACCAGTTGTTCCTAATTCTGTTTGAATCCAAAAAGGATTATCAGTCTGATCAACCTTAAATTTGTATTCTCCGCCACGAGCCAAATATAGCACTGGATTAGGAGTTGCCGTTGCGTTATCAAATCTGTAGTTTGCAACACCGATTTCTCTAAATATCGTAAAGTCTTGAGTCGCATCAACGTCATTTGCAAAAACTTGCACTGTATCTGGGCCGCTGGGTAACCAAAAATATTCACCATAGTTAATTAACTTATCTAGGTCAACATATCCACTCCAATTATAATACTGTTGTCTATAAAGATTATCTTGATTTGCTGCTTGTCCGCTGTTATACTTAATAGTGTTCAGAGCATCGTTAATACTACTAACACTCTGGACTGCACCAGACGCATCTTCGTAAACTACCCCAGGCTCAAGTTGATAGTTTTGTCTAAAAGCTGAAGTTTCAACTAGATAGTTATCACCTTTTTGAAAGTTCTCAGCACTCTTTCTGCCAATAAATCCATTAACTTTTACTTTGTTGTCTTCACTAATTAATTGATCAAGGGTAGCATTTAAAAATTTGTTGTTTTTACTAGTGCGAAATACTTCAGGTAGTAACTGTTGTGTTTTTCTTATTGCCATTAGTAACCATACCCTCCGGAACTTGAGCCACTTGAACTACTCGAACTACTCGAACTACTTGAACTACTCGAACTACTTGATGCTGAACTTGTTGATGAAGTCGTTGTGTTCGTTGTTGCCTCTAATGTAGTAGTTGTGCCAGAACTACTAACACTTTCTATAGTCGTAATTCCACTAGTAGTATTTACAACATTTCCAGACGCTTGTAATTGAGCGGCAGTAATAACATCAATTATTTCAACATCGTTAACTGTCGCTGCACTAATAAAGATCTCATCTCTACTACTAGAAATTTGATACAAACTACCAAAACCGCTGGTGCTAGACTTAGGTACAATGATTACACTGAGTACATCCGGAGTCAACGTATTGTGCAAATAAGCACCTAGTTCACTGAAGTAGAAAGTGTCACCGAAGTCCCAATTTGATAATGCAAAATAGTTGTTAACTTCCTCAATTATACGTGCTTTGATCTCATTGTCACTTACTAGCGTTGCAGTATTTTTTACTACTTTAAATGTTGCTTGCAATTCTGTGTCTGCCTTGTCACCAAATAATGGTCGATACCTAACACTGTTGAATACAATGGCGTCACTAACACTCTTAGAGTTTTCTAAATCGCCATATGCATCTCTTAATTCGTTGGTACTCGGCTTAATTGGTTTAGTTGTGGTGCCTGTTAAATCAGTAATCCAGTTTCTAAAGTCAGCATCATAAACTTTTGTTAACAAGAACAAGTCAATAATATTACTAGGACTTGGATCAATACGTCTGGCATTTGGACTATTATGTGTATATTGGAACAGTAGATTATCTCTTCCAATTTTGGTGATATAATCAGTTGTTTGTGTTAAGACCTTTGCGTTTACACTGTTGACTGATAAGATATAAAAACTGCCAGTCCCGGATGCATAAAATATCTGTCCGCTAGCATAAGTGTCCTTGACTGCGGTAATAGCAGTTAGAGTAGTATAACCGCTTTCAACTTTGTTTTTTGCCACTGGTTCATATCTAGTATACCCACTGTTATCTAAATATGTCTTATAGAAAACAACTTTGGTCGCTAGCGATGTGTCTGGTGCTACTACTACATCAAACACATCGGGATCATCAATAACTCCGTCACTATCTTGATCTGGAAAAGTTACTTTGATACGCTCTGTTAATATATATCCATCATCTTCAATTACAGTGTTGTCGACATTCATAATATAATCTTGACCAAATGCGGTATTAGAATCAGGCAGGCTGTTAACTTTAAGCATAACAATCTTATCTTTAATAGTTTTGCCTGTTCTTGGATCAAAGATTTTTAAATCTTTGTCAAAGTAAAAACGTGTTTCAAGGAGACTTTCAAATACATACTCTAAACTTCTGTGCTTGACTGTATATGTTTCACCGTCGTTGGTAAACAAGAACAACCAACTAGCATCTTGATTGGTTCCAGTTGAATCGCCTGCAAATTGTAGTCCAAATGTGGTTGTTTGATTAAGGTTAACCCCTAAAACAACAACCCATGCCTGTGTGTCAGCATCATAACGTAAACCAAACGTTTTATAATTGCCAATATTGTCAATAAGTGTCTGTCTAATAGTGCTTGTAAAACTAGTGTTCCATGGATAGATAATCTGTTCTAATTTTGCAGTATTTGGGATAACTTCACTAAGTGTTACTGGCCCAACACCACTGTCTAGATTTCCTACTCCAAGGTTAGTTCCGTCATCAACAACATTACTGCAACTAGCCCAAATATAACTTTTGGTATTAAGCGAACCAGCTGTACCAAGTGCCAAGTTATTGTTTATATCAAAAACATAGCCTGATGGAGCAGCAAACTTAACAAGTGTTCCTTCTTTGAAGTATTTCAAGTTGCTGCTAGTAAAACTTCCAATTTGCTGTGGATTTAACGCGGAGTTTTTAAGAAACCCAGTACACACCCCTGTGCCAATAGTTGTTTGATTCCAGGTAATACTTAGGCTACTTAAATTAATCCTCTCATAACTTTTTAAGAAGAAGTGATACATTGGATTCGCTTGCATTACGGGTTCAACACTAGTTGATAGTGTATTACTAATATCACTGTCGGTAATAAAAGTAAAACTAAATGTTGGTAATGTGTCTTCTTTGTAGAAGATGCCGTCCTCTGCAAAGATATTAGTTGAACTATACTTTCCAGTAGTGTCTCTGACATCCAAGTAACGGCTAACGCCACTGCTAGTTCTGTTAACAGCCTTGCTTTTAATAATGTTGTTAAAACTTGTAAAAGGATAAATTTGATAGTCTTCGCCAGTAATCATACGATCCTGTGTGTAGTATTGCTGTTGTGCTCTGGCCTTAACATCATTTAAATTTTCTCTTGCACTAGCATTTGCTACAGTCTGCTTTAAGCTCATGTTAACTGTTAGTGTTTCAACCTGTGCGCTATGGCTTACATAAGGGATACTTAATGTAACAGCATTCATGTCTGCTGGACTAATTTTATATGTAAACCCGTTGCCAACACGGAAATAAACCCTGTAGTTTCCTTTAGGGATATTTGAAAATACTCCGTCGCCAAATACAAGGCTAATCCTATCTGCACTACGACTTTGAACACTGTACAACGTTTTAATGTCTTTGTTAAGACTGTTAAAGATAGCATTGTTTCCAGTTATAGCAGGAATTTTATCCCAAAGGGTTTCCTCTTTGCCATCGCTGTCTAATTCATACAACCATACGTCATTATTTTCTATTCCGTTAACGTCAACTTCAACAACACGGTTTGGTAATGCTTCATCAACATTAAAATCCAGCGTTTGCAAGGCGCCTTGTTTGAAGTAAAAAAAGAATCCAGTATTAACACTGTTGAACCCACGGGTATCGTTTCTGTAGATTGTATTAATAGTGCTACCCGGTCTAGGTGCAACTTCATACAGATAATCTGTGCCACTGAAAGTTCCGTTGACAATTTCAAAAGGAAATTCTTGTGTGCTTACATCGTTTCTAAAATCATATACCGGAATAGTGTTTGGTACTGTACTGATATTGTATTCTTGTATTTGTATCCCGCCTACAGTAGTTTTAAGAGCAGGGTTACCAAATCTCTGTGTCTTAACCATACTAGCGTTCATAATAGTAGTAAACTGTTCTAGGAAGTCTGGATTAGTCTCGTCGCCCCAAAAAATCTCTGTGTTTTCAAGGTTGTTTCCGTTGCTGTCATTAATAACTTCTGTTGTAGATACACTGTCAATTTTAAGCATTCCACGTGCAATTTGACTACGTTTAGGAAAATAGTTAAGCATCTTAGCAAGGCGGAGAATACTGTCTCTACGCTCTGCTGTTTCAAGGAAGTTTTCTCTAGCATTTAAGTCTGTTCTAAAACTTAAACTCTGTGCTACATACGCAATCATGTCAATAAGTGCTACATATTCACTGGATTCAATGTAATCGTTAAAATCTTCTGGATAGTAGTTGCGCAAATAGTCAACCATGCTCTTACGAATAGTCTGGAAATCGTAACTTTGAAAGTCGATTTCCTTGAATGATTCGTAAACTTTTGTCCAGTCTTCAGTAGCAAAGAGATTGCTTGATCGTGTTGTGTTAGCCATAGATTCACCTTCCTATAATGTATTTATTGCTGGAATAAACTACTACTATTAAAGGCTAGCTTACTGTGCCGTCTTGTCTATCGAAATTAATAACAAGGTTTTCGCTCTGGTTAGATTGCACATATAATAGATTAATTTGTGCTTGAAGTCCGTTTTCGTACTCTTCGATAACAAGTTGTTGTAAAGAAACACGGGGATCTTGTGCAATAGTCGATGTAACTTCCTCAAGAAGTAAGTTTTTTACCTCTTCTGTTAGTGGTTCCATAACTAAATCTAATACCCCACTACCATATCCCGGGGTTCCAACTTTTTCGCCTTTGCGTATAGCAAAAGCATTTAACAAATCGCGTTTAACTAACTCTGTATCTACTACTTTAGTAGATAAAAAGTTTCCTTGTAATGTGCTAAAACCTCTATACATAGCCATTGCTGTTCTCCTTTAAGCCCAAGACGCTGATAGGTCTTCTTTATCAGTGTAACTGTACCATTTATCTGTATATCCCAGATTATCTGTAGTGCCTGCCATGTTGGCAGCAGACACTCCTTTTTGATACCATGATGTTAATTCTTTATTCATATCAGTGTCACTAGTTATATTTACTGTTCCAATGATTGGTTTTGGTTCAATAGTTCTTCCTTGTCGGAAATCTCCTGCAACTTCTGCATTAGCGGCACGGGCAACCATAACCATTCCAGCAATAGTGCTTTCGTCATCATTATTTTGAATAGCGCCACTGAATACTGCATTTTGATAATCGTCAACAACATCTGTTAAAAACAAATCTTCTTGAATATTACCAGCACCAAGAAAAGCATTTAATCCATCAATTCCTAACTTGCCAGTCCACATCCTTGAATTAGCAAGTTCGCCGTTAAAGAATGCCTCGGGTCTAACAAATCCATTATTAATTAAAGATACCGCATCTGCACCATACTTTCCAATTGCACTAGTTACCGGGTCAATGAATGATAGTAATCCCCCAGTGCCTGCTTTTTCTATAGTTGCTGCTGATAAGTTTTTAATTACGTTACTAGATAAATCTCCTACATTAATATTAATATTAGGCTGTTTTAAAATAGTCGCTGCTGAGATCTTTTCTTTGTTTGGTAATGCGTTAACTAAATTAAGACCAGAATCGGATTTAATAGAGTTGAAGTCATCAACATTAGCACCCAATCCAGAAGCAATTGCCAATTCGTCGAATTCATCAACATTAGCACCACCAATTGAGCTGAAGCCATCAACATTAGCACCCAATCCAGAAGCAATTGCCAATTCGTTAAATTCATTAACATTTGCAACAGTTGGTTTAGGTCTAATCTTAACCGTACCGCTTGTGGGTATGTTGCCAACTTGCACTGATCTTAATACTGTTTCCTGTGTAGTAGTGTTATGTTCAGAGTATGGTTCATGAGTAGGAACTCTGTCTACTGTGGTTTTTAAGGTTCCTTTGGCTTCCCAGAATCCTTTAAGGTCTTGTGTAGTTTCTTTCTTGTCAAGTACAAGGGCAGCCTTTTGCTTGGCCGCAGAACTAGCATTTCCCTGTAGTGCCAAACAAGTAGCTTGCAAGTCCATGTTGCCGCTGGCTTTAATTCCAACTTTGTTTCCATCAACATTTAATGTTGAACTACTTTTAATGTCAACGCTCTTTGCGCCGTACATTTGTGCTTGCCCGTCACTATACATATGAGCTAACGTCCCGCCTTCTAACTGCAATGTCTTTGCTGCTACTATTTGAATATTATTTCCAGCATGCATCTTAATACTAGAATCAGCATGCATGTTTATGTTTTTACTTCTTAGGTTTATATTAGTTTTGCTGTAGACATCAAGCTGTCCGTCTGCATCCATTTGTATCCAGGATGTTCCTTTGCTGTTGCCGATATAAATTAAATCTTCTGTATCGTGCAGTAATATCTGGTGTCCAGCGGCAGTTCTAAATCGTATTAAGTTGTTGTTACCCTCAATATCACCGTCGTCCATTACAAGACTGTGACCATGTTTCCTTGCAACTCTTCCTTCAACTGCGTCTGCGTCAGATTTAGATAAGTCAACGTTGTTTTTTAACTTACCAATAAGACTAAGATTATCTTTAAGATCACGCCCAGTTTTGTCAATACGGCGACCTTTAGTGGTAATACCAAACAGTTCACTTGGTGTTTCACGCATATAGTTACTGCTGGTTAGTCCGCGGATCTCGTCTTGATCTATTCCCTGTGTTTTTAGTATATCGTGAGTATTCTTGTCAAATGCTCTCTTAGGACTTAAATAATTTGTTTTTTTGTCTGTTTTAAAATCGATGTCGTTAAACTCGCCGCCTGGTGCTTTGGTTCCTCTAATCTGTCCTGGTTGTGTAGTAATATTAGATGTAAACGCAGGCTCAGGTATGCTTTGCATCATATAGGTGTCAGGCGCACACGCAAACCAAAACCCATCCTGGTTTCTACCTTCTGGAAAGAAGCATAACACTTTAGTTCCTATATCAGGACACGGGTAAACCATACCAGAGGTATTCTTTGTTACTATAGAACTATCACCAGACCCTTGAACTTCTGTTCTGCTATAGAAAGGAGTGCAATATCTTACTTGGCGCCATTGGGACTTGTCGTTCGGTCTACTGTTGTCAGCAAAGGTAGGAATGAATACACTTAGGTTGCCCATACTTGCAGGATGAGCATTTGCCTTAACCTCGCCAATAACGATTCCTCTTTCTTCCCTGATACCACGGTTGTCTTCAGTTTGGAAGTCTTTATCACCGCCTTTGCGGCCACTTGCGTTTGGATCACCAATTGCCATTTTTAATATCTTTCACTTTCTTATTAAATTAGTGTTAGTCTTTAAGTAATTCAGTAAATTGATCTACGCTAACAATGTTATTGTTATCTGTTAACTCAACAGGCGGCTCTTCATCGCCTATTCCTTCTTCAAACCGACCTTGATCAGCTTCGTCAGCTAATCGTTGTATTCTTCTTGCCTGGAATCCAGTAATCCTACTTTCTCCCACTGTTGACAACACTGCTGATCCTTGACTTAGTAACGATGGCGCCGGGTTTATTCCAGTAGCAATAGAATCATCAAGTGCGCTAGGGCTGTCTTTTCTAATCTTAGTGCTTCTTCCGTAGCCGCCTACCTTTCCATTAATAGGTTGCGCTTTTTCTCTAAAACCGGATAGTCTTTGAGTAAACATACCGCCACTAAAAGATGAGTCAGTTTCTGTAACACGGTAAACACCACTAAACTGACTACTAGCATACTTTCCGTTACCGGAAAGGTCAACAAGTCCAGTAAGATCGTTATAGTCAGTCGGCGTCTTTAAATTTAGTTGGACGTAAGGCGGAGTTAAGTCATAGTTAATAGTGTCGTCTGGTAAAAAAGCATTATCATAAACTGCATTACGATTTCCCTGTGTTTGGAAAAATGCATCACCTATTGGTAAGAAAGCGGGGTCACCTAGAATAGCTAGATCAAGCTGTATCAAATCATAACCATCATACATTAAGGAGGTCATTAAATCCTTGCTTCGTTGCTTTGTAATAGTTTCGTCATTACTAATACCTTGTTTGTTTGGTGGAATAGCCTTGCTTTTTGCTGTTAGGTTAAACTTATCTTCTTTGTCGCCTTTAGTGACGCCAGTACCTATAGTGTGTGCATTGTAATACGCATTATCAAATTGCAGCGTTAAATCAGTAATTTCCGTGTTATTGCCACTGAAGATATAATCATATATTTTATGTACTCCCGTACCTTTAGGTTTAGATTTGGGTGCCCAAGGAAAATCACTGTAAAACATTCCGTGAACTGATATAGTCCATTGTATACTAAACTTATATCTTTTCTGTTTGTTATCCCAGCCAATAAAATCAATAATTTCTGGTACAATTTTAAACCATTTAATACATACGTTATCTTGAGGCGCATCTTCTGTACCTAGTTTTTCAGCTTCCGCTACTATATTTTTATCAACATATTCACTTGCCACAATAATATAATTTATTAATGATACTATGTTTGTTCCAGCCATAACTTTGAACAAATTAGTCTTTGAATCTAAAGTAACTTGGTTCTTAAGTCCGGCTGCTGCCTGTTGGTATACTTTTTTAGTCTGTTGCGGAGTATTGAGAGCATCAAATTTTGAACCAACTAGTTTAGATCTCTCAATTTCAGGAGCAATATTAAAACTCCACTTATCAGCAATCTCTGCACTTGATGCTATTTTCTTGCCATCTTTGTCAGTAGTTTCTTTTGTTTGTGCTTCAAAGACCCCGTTAATTGCATCAGTTAATGTAGATTTAGATCCTAGAAGAAGTAGTTTGTTGCCAGTTGATACAAGTTCCTCATTAACCCGTCCTAGCTCATCTTCAACACCTTTAAGAATTTTTTCTTCTTCAAATTTAAATGTATTAGCAGTTCCTCCAAAAATATCTTTCACTGTGCCTGCACTAACTTGTATATTGATAGGAATAGTACTAACCAATGAACTGAACACGTCTTGATGAAAAGGAATTGCTTTAACTTTGTATACAGTACCAGTAGATTCAACTCTAAAAGTTAAATCTGTTATTTTTATAGGAACATACTTAGGTTTAATAGCCCCTACTATTTCCTCACCAAAATCATCGTAACCTTTAAACGTAATCTCTAACAAGTACGGAGTGCTAATATAGTTTTCATCTTGTTCAAGAGAGTTTTCTGCTTCTGTTTTTAAACGCTCAACAAGTGTTACGCCCATTGGTTCAGTAATTTCAAATTTAATGTCAACGGCATTGGTGTTAGAAGTTTGATTGTTAGGACTAACACCAATATTTCTCATCTGTAGATTATCAATAAAAAAATCTACGTCGAAGTTATCGCCGCCGTCGTTACCAATCCCACCACTTCTCATAAGTAGTTGTTTGGGAATCTGAGCTATACTAGTGGGATTTTTCAGTAACTTTACATAATTAGCAGGTTGCAGCATATAAAGCGCGATATTGTATGTATGAGAGGCATAACTACTTAGTTGATTTGGTTTTGGATTAATGACAATCTCGTTAACCTGTGGGCTTAATCCAGTAGACCCGCCCCCGGCACCAACGCCTATGGCAGTCCCGCCAGGGGTCGTAATATTTGGAGAGTCTATTGGAGCTCCTATTTGATTTCCGATACCTTCGAAGTTATCAACCTGAGGTGGTCCGAGTTGATCTGGCGCTCCCGGTTCTGGAACACCAGTTCCGCCGCCGTCACCTTCGCCGCCACCTCCGCCGTCACCTTCGCCGCCACCTCCGCCGTCTATTGGTTCGGGATTATTGTCTGGCGGAGGAATGAAAGGGTCAGTGTCTGGGGGCGGACCGCCCTCAGGCGGTTGAACAATAGGCGGACCAATGGGAGTTTCTATAAGTTCTATTGGCCATGATGGATCGATTATAAATCCCGAACGCGAGATAACACCCGCGGTGGATCCTACGACTACCGCTGGAAGTTGGCTAGCTATACTAGTAGTTAAATCTGTTTCTAGTCCAGCATTAATAAATCCCCCATTGGGATCAGGGTTGCCATCTATATCAGTTCTAACTTCAGACTCCCGTCTCAGTCGTTCAGCTGCAGCAAAGGCAAGTTGTTTATTTGCCTCAGCCAATGCAAGAGCTGGGTTTCCAGAAACGTCATCTGCATCTAAGAATTGACGCCCGTTTACTATTACAGCCATGTTAAATTCCTAATGCTTGAGAAAGGGTATCCTGCTTAGGTATGTAGATTTTTTTACCTATAACAAAATCCCAAATTGGATCTTCGATTGCATTGGGGTTCCTAACCGCAAAAACCCACCATAATCTTTCATTGTTGTACAAGTCATATGCAAGAAGATCAGGTCTATACTGGTATGTTGTATTAATAGTAAACAGAACATCATCAGCATGACTTGGAATAGGCCTGTGTTCATAAATGTCTAAAAATGTTCCTTGCATTCTTGTCTGTGCATATGGACTATCTTGTCTGTATTCTACAGCCATTATGGCATACCTCCTTCTCGAGTTGCTTCGCCAATAAGCTCGCCTCTAGCATATTCTGCGAGGCTAAATCTAGTTTGTGCAGATCTGCTGACAACTGGCAACAAGGTAACGTTTATGTTAATTAAGCTAGGAACTCTAGTTGTTGAGTCAATGCCTCCTCCGCCAGATGCAATGTCGGCATTAATATAGTCAATGGATCCTTCAAAATCTTGACTAGTATTTGCAATTACTACCGGAACACTGTTGAACATATAAGGGCCATGTGCGCTAAATCTAAGCACAGGCGGTGGTGTTCCGCGGTTTGTATCTTGGCCAAAGAAACTCTTAGTAGCACTTTTTAAGA